AAAAGTTTCAGCAGCAAAACTTTATGAATATAGAAAAAAAGTAAAACGCAACCAATTAATTGAAGGTGTACATTACAAGCGTGATGAGTATAGACTTTGTGATAGAGGATCACCACTATTATACAATTTAGAAAAAACTTGTAAAAGGATTCATTTTATAGATTTAGAAATTTTTACTGACCCTAATTATAAATTCTTTGATCATTTCGATACACGTCATAAGGAGATAGATAAATATTATCCAATGGATGAGAATGGTTTAGTTGACATAACAAATTTAAAAGACTTTACAAAAGAGGGTGTTTATATAGGATCTTAAAATAGTCGGGAAGCCTGATAGTTAAATCGTGATGTCTTTAACTTGAAAGTTATACAATACCTATTTATTTAGGAAAGACAGGGCAAGTATTAGCCATAGGAAATTTGGACTTGATCGATCTCCCGACTATAATAAAAAAGAACAAGTCTGCGCTTTTAGGTTAGATAAGCCCCTTTGGAGGACGTCTTTCTTGTTTTTCTGCTTATCATTGCCCCTTAACAGGGGCTTTTAATTGTCTAATTTAATTTAGGAAATAGTTTTTGCTCTAACAAATCAACAGCCCTATCATCTAATGTGTTTGTTGTCTGTTTACAGATAGCTCTTAATAAATCAATAATTAACCTTTTGCATCCTGTAGTAGAAAGGAAACGTAATAGTATAGGCTTTAAAATTTTGTACATAGTTTGTTTTGCTTTACAAATATATTCTAAACGTTAAATTTAATATGGTCATCTAGGCTACCTGATCCCCATTGCCAAGCATAGGTGGCCTTTTTACCTTCTAGGCTTTATTTCTGCAACAGCCAGTTCTACTTCTTTTAGCCTATGAAAAACTTCTTTCATATCGTCATGCATATTATCTATCTTGTCTGTTAATAATTCTATAGCTGTTGTATTCCTTACTAAATCATCCCTAGATTGTCTACCTCTATAAGATACAGAACCTACTGATACAAAACAGGCCGTTAACATTGCCCCACCTACTGCTGCTACTACTTCTATCACTTTTCTTAACCTTGTTCTACAGCTATTATAGATTAAAAACCTATGACAGAGCAAAAATCTAAAAATCCTCTACAAAAAATAAAAGAAAAATTTGAAGATAAAGAAGAACAGCTAGAGATACTTGGAACGTTTATAAGGTTAGGTGTAATGGTCTGGGCAGGTTTTATTATTAGCCTTAATTACATAACAATTCCAGGCATAACAGAAGATAGAGAAGTTAAAGATATAACATTTATAGCTTCAGTATTTACAGGATGTTTAGCAACTTTTAATATTACGCCTGGCGGTAAAAAAAAGAAAGATGAAAAGATAGAAGAGGGTAAAGGTGTTGCAAACTCTAGCGAAAACGTGCAAACTATAAGAATAATACAAGAACCAATTAAAATTATTGGTGTAAAAGAAGTAGACCCTAAAACAAAATCATGAAAAAATTACTTCCTTTTCTATTTCTATTATCTGCACCAGCTTATGCAGACATCACTCAAAAGTTCACAACCTCTGCACAGATAAGTGTAGATATGCCGTACTCTGTTACGAATAAATTAGGTACGACTTATTCAATAACAGGAACAAACATAACCCCATCTGTAACTAGCGGAGGATCTACAACATCTGGATCTATTGGTGGTTTAAATGTGGGCAGCTTGACCGCAGGTGTACCTGCCATGATTCAAACTGATAAAGCCGTAACAACAGCAGGGTCTAGTTTTGCTCTTACTGAGTCGGTGACTATGGGAGATGCGACACCATCAGCAGTTACTCCATCATCAGGCATAGCAGCATTACCTCATCTATCAGGACAAACAACAATAGGTAGTGGAGGTACTCTTGGATCAGGTGCTATGACTTCTCTATCATCAGGTGTTCATACTTGTAGCGGTGCATTTGGATCTGGTTCTAGTTGTATCGGGTCTACTACTGTGCAAATTACCATTGACTAAATTTTGGCTGCTATTAATAATATTATTTCCTGTCAAAATCCTTGCAAACCCAGTAGTACCTACCTTCCGAACTGGATCATCTTCTACAAATTCTACGAGTCAATCAGTAATAACGGAATCCATAACGAGTCATCAATACCGCACAGGTTACTCTCTAAGCGTTTCAGGTCATAATATTGAGAGTAATGATGCTAATGGTTATATCAACTCAATTCCCACCGCAGAAGCCACTCAGACAGTCAATGGGATTAACTTCTCATATACAAGTCCTACGTTGGAAGGTGTGCCTAGATGGAAAATAGTAAATTCTGGTCAGCCTTTCTCCTTGGTAGAAACAATGATCACACCAGGAATCGACACAATAACAACAATAAACCGCACTATAAATACAACCACTACAACCACCGTAGAAACCACCTTTGGTCAGTAATTCTTGTAATTCTTTGTCCTGTAAGGGTTTTAGCTAATACAACTGTAGCTTCTCCAAGCAGCCAAGCACAGGGAACAGTTAATAATAATGCAACGCAAATAATGCCGAATAGCAGTCCTCAATTTAGAATGTCGCAAGGTATTGTTTGTAGTTCTCCAAGCCTTACAATTACTCCTTATGTAACCGATTCTCATACATTTAACTTACCAAGACAAGATGTTACCAGACAAAATATTTATGATGAAGATACTGGTGCTATAAAGTACGTCCAAGAAACCCCTAGATTTGAAAAAGATAATTTTAATATTAGTTATGGAATTTCTGCACAACTAAACATTCCATTAGGAACATCTCCAAAACTTTGTCATAAAGCAACTGAGATTAATATTAAAAATCAAGAGTTGTTATATGCCAAAACTAAACTTGAGACTGCTTTATTTCGTCTGAAAGTATGCTCAGAGCAAGCAAAACTAGGTGCTACGTTTGTTGGAGAATATGCAAGTATTTGTGAAGGTATAAAAGTAACAGTACCACCTAATCAGGTGATTCCTCACACTCATTCTTTGACTTCCGAGAAGTAATTTTCTTTATTAAGTTTTTTACTATAGGTTTTACTAAATTTAAAATAATAGGAGTAGTCGCAGCCACAGTAGCGATAGCAGCAGTAGAGACAACAGTGCTAACCTCTGGGAGGTACTGATCTTTGAACGGAACGTCCTCATACAGTGTTGTGCATATAGTTCCATCTTCGCTTCTTTTATGATCTATAACACGTTCTAGCTTTTTTTCGTTACGAAAATCTCCAACCCTCTGATCTTTTTTACCAGGACACTCTACAAATACATCTTCTTTTTTCTTGTTTTCTGGAATCTTAGCTTTAGGTGGTTTCCCTTCTGGTAAAGGCTTTTGTTCCTGTTCTACTGGTGCAGCTTCTTCAACAATAATTAATTGGTCTGGTTGATAATTTAAAGGATAAAAACTTGGATAAGGACAATTACTACTTACTCCGTTTGGATCATCTAATAATAAATTTCTATTGCCTGTATTCTTGGTGTCTCTGTGATAGTAAGTACAACCTATAATCTCTACATTTGAATGTTCATAATTAGGTAAATATGTATAAGGTATATGAATCTCAGGTATATGAATTTCTGGAATACTTATCTCAGGTATTTCCAATTATTTTTTTGGTGGTGTTGGTATAGATATACCTGTTGTTTTTGGTAAACCTTTATCTAATACGTTAGGTAATAGCCCCTTTACCTCGCCAAGTATTTGATTCATTAATTTTGCCTTTACCTGTTCTGATGTTACATACTTATATCCAAAGTACCCTCCACCGATAACAGAAGTTACCATTACAAATGAGACAATACTCAAAACATTAGCGATTTTTTGAAACATATGATTAAAGAAGTAGTTAACAAAATGGTAGCACCACTTACTCTGATGGTGCTGTTGCTTCTTGTGGGGTTGATGCCTCTGTACGTCACTTTAGGGGTTTTACAACGTCAAATGATAGAAAAATCTAATTAAAATGCAACTCCAGTAGTTTGTACTGGTGTATTTATAAGATTAATTTGTGCTTTTAATTCATCTTCGATAGAAGTAACACGCTCTGTTCCAAGAGCATCTTTTACCCAAGTTATCATAGTTGCACTGTCGGGAGTTTTTTTAGACTCGTCAAAAGCAATGAATCCAGAGGGTAATGATTCAGGTTTGCTATAAGTTATTTCACCTGTTTGTCTTGCCTTTTCTTCTGTACCATCCATTCCCCTTACACGATAGACAACATTGGTAAAATAACCATCAGCAACATCTCTTTTACAAGCAGTGCCGTTAATTTCCCAGATACAAGTAATAGCCATAATAAGTTTAATTAAACCTTTAATTTTATTCTACAGATAATTGCTCATATTTAAACTGTTCAAGAAGTTTAAATTATTTAGCTTTTTCTGCGTCTTTTGGTGTTATTTCTTCAGTTTGATTTTTTGTTGAAAGAAGCTGTGCCTGTGCATCTTTAACACCTAATATTGCACCAAGAAATCTATCTTCATTTTTAGAAGCAATTTCAAATGCTTGTTTTGCTTTTTCTTTTTCCTGTCTTATTTCGTTTAATTTAGTTTCGTATTGCTTTAAAAGATTATCAAGAGGTGAAGTCATAATAAAATTATTTGTTTACCTAGTATATTAGGCAGCTTCTAATGCTGCAACTCTCGCCTCTAATGCTTCTCTCTTGCCTACTTCTTCCTGTAATGCAGCAGTAAGTAAAGGTACAAGTTTACTTTGATCTATTCCTTGATAAACAGGTTTGTTATCAGAATCTACTTCATCTTTAGTTCCTGTAATTGCTTCTGGTACGGCTGTTACTTCATGTGCTAAAAACCCATCAACTGTTGTATCTGTATCAACTTTAAAATTAAACCTTGATGGTTTTAATGTTTTCAGTCTTGTTATTCCATCTGATATAGCAGTTACATTTTCTTTTAAACGATAGTCAGAAGATGTATTGTAAGCTGTACTTGAACCAGTAGTATTTATCGAACCTACACCGCCATTAGAATTAAAAAATTCAATTAATGCTCTTGCACTAGATGATGTTGTGCCTAACATTAGTTGTCTGCGATTATCACCTAAAACTCTAAAGCAAGTCATACCAGTTGATGAGCTTACATCACCAGTTGTTCCAATCCCGACATGACCATCACTTCCAATACGCATATGTTCAGTACCAGTACCACCTGAAAATTTAATTACACCTTCTCCAGCACCTGTACCGCTAGTGCACTTAATATTAAGACCACCAGTACTATTTTCTATAAATAAGTCACTACCTGTGTGCTTTACAAACGCATCATCATCATCTCCAAATTGAATCTTTGCATCATCTGCCATATCTATAGCGTTTGACATAAAAAGATTTTGAAATCTCGAACTAGCAGAACCTATATCATGAGTATTATTAGCCGAAGGCATAATCTTACCACTTACAGTAATGCCATCTGAAGTTGTCTCAATTTTTTTACTGTTGTCGAAATATAATTCTGAAGCTCCACCGCCTCTAAGAATCAAACTATTTACCCAAGAACCACCATTGTAATTTTGAATATTTAAGTTCCCATCAGTTCTTGCTTGGAATTGCCAGTAATCTGCATTATCGTCACCATCATCAGCAGCCAACGCTAATACACCACGTTGACCTTCATTACCATAAATTTGTAATGTACTATCTCCACCTGTAGCACCAGCTTTAATGACTGCTCCTGTTGTACTTGTGTACAAAGTTTTAGCGTTGTCATGATATATTTCTACTGCTCCATCAGCTATACATTTAATAGCATTTTCATCTGTTTTAGGTTGGATAAAAATATTACCATTGGTATCTCTGATATATAAATCACCAGTTGCATTTTTTACATAACTGTCCGTGCCATTATGATAAATTTCTAAATCTCCACCAGTTCCAAATACAGCTTTAGCATTATCAGCAAACTCAAGTTGATTATCTGATTTATCAAAAACTATATTTGCACTTGCCCCTGTAAAAGTTACATCCCCATCATGGGTCGCCCCATCATCAACAACAGTTCCAGTTACATTTATTCCTGTTGAACTTACATTGACTCTTACAGATCCACCAGTAGCAATATCAAAATTATCTGCTGCACTTGAAAACACTCCTGTGTTAAGGTCGTCTCTGAAACTGAGTGCGGGACTGCTCGCACTTCCATCTTCAAGAGTTAAAGTACCGTCAAGTTGTAAAAGTTCTACCCATGCGTTGTTTGCTGAGTTTCTTATTTTTAAAATACCTGTTGTAGTATCAGCCCACCACATATAAGCTGCAGTAGTAGAAGGTGCAGATGAACTGCTGTTATTGGTTAATATTGCTTGTAATACTAGGTTAAGGTCAGCCCTGACGTTAGCGCCCGTGGAGTTGTCTATAACATAATCGTGAGTAGCCATTACCTAATCCAATTTTTTATTTAAGTATATCTTAATTCAATACTAACTACCACGCCCAAATCCTGTTGCAGTATAACTAAATGTTTTATCCTGTACAGCATTTCCAGCATTAAGAAACTTAATATTGAATCCAGTACCAGAAATACTTGTAATTTCAAATCTGTCTGTCCCACCAAGATCATTTGCTGTAATACCAATACTTGGTAACTGTGTACCTGCACCAACACTTGTTCCAGCTTGACCTGTAAAGAATGTTTGATCAAATGTAATATCAAGTCCTGATGATGATGTGCCAGAAGAAATATTTGATCTTTGTTCTGTTCTTCTTTCCAGTTCGGCTGTATATCCAAGCTGATCTATTTCTATTGATTGTGCTGGATCGTCTGAATCCATTTCACATCTAAATTTAAAACCACGACCAACATAAGTACCATTTACAAAAGGATTAAATCTTGAAAAGTTTGCTCCATATGTGCAAGCAGTTCCACTTGATATTGTTGCACTGGTAGCTGAAGTTACTGTAAAAGTGCTTGTGCTTGGAACTGTAACTATTTGATAATTTCCATCTGTGGCACTACCAGCAGTAAAATCAATAACAACAAAATCACCAACAGAATATCCATGTGAAGTCTTGGTTATAGTAATCGTTGTGGCACTCTGTTCGTAGGTGGCTGAAACCGAAGTATCAGGATCAAGGTCAGTTGTAGCAACTAATAAAGAAGCTCCAACATCAAAAGCAGTAGCACCATCGAAATCAGACCATGTATCAATATTTGCTGTTCTTTTATCAATCAGATCATTTGGATAAAAACCTTGAGTTACAAAATGTCTGCGAAGTCTTAAAGGTTGTTTGCCTCCTAAATCAAGAGTATTTGCAAATTCATAAGAACCACCAGTAATATCAACAGCACCAAGAAAATCAAAATCTGCTATTGCGTCAAAATCTGTAACACCATCTAATTCATCAAGGGAACCAAGAACAAGGCCATTAACATCATCAGAGAAAAAACAATCTACTTTTGTACCAGCAAAAGGTGTTGGTGAATCAGTATCCTCTCTATCAACAAGAACAGAAAGTTTTGGTAAAGGGTCAGGGCTGTTTACAATTACTGAAGCCTCGCCAGAACTAAGTCTGCCTCCATCATCACGGAATTTTAAAATATATTCTCCTGTAACAATATTAGGAACAATTGATTCGCTGACATTGCCTGGTAAAGCTGGAATTACATCAACTGCATTAGTAAAAGTACCAGTTCCATCACTTATATTTGTTGACCTTACTACCACGTTCCCACCATGCACCACGTCAATATCTGTTGCCTTGTCGAATCTTAATCTTACAAATTGATCTGAAATTGGTTCTATTCTTAAATTGGTAACATCTTGTGGTAATGCTGTTTTACCTACAGCCTCAAAAGTTATATCAGTAGAAGTTGCAGATAATTGTTCAAGAACATTATATGAAAAGACCTGTATTGTATAAGTTCCTAATCTGCTATTCATTATTTCAAAATCAGGTCTTGTTACTCTTTCAGTTATGACGTTATCATTACCAAATCTGTAATTAACCTGATATTGAGTTACACCAACAACAGTTTGCCAACTTACAACAATTTTTGATACAGCCTGATTATTTATAGGAAATATTTTTTCAACAGCACTTAAACCAACAGGAGGTTGGGCAAGGGCATTTAAATTAGTTATGTTTCTAGCAGGTAGTTGTTCTCCATCTTCAATAAATGCGTATTTACCTTCGACATAAGACAAGGCAGTAACCGCATAATTTATACCATCCTGTTCTTGTACTGTTATTACTCTGAATAATTGTGATTGAGTAGTGACATTTGATATAAGAAAGTTTGCATTTACATTAGGTGTTTGAGAAAAAGCAGAACTTACAGTAATAGTCCCACCTGATACAGATGAGATTGCCTTACTTTCAAAAGTACCATCGGGTAAAATTACAGCCAATGTTGCATCTCCTACAGGATTACCGCTGGCATCTACAGCTAAATCAGTTGCAGATGTATCATCAACAGTAACAACAGTTGTAGAAGTAACAGCAGATAATCTTCCACCTCTTCTTACACCTGCTCTTACTGGATCTTGTATTTCAATAATTGCACCTGGCCTAACAACCGCACCAGAATCAATAGATGTTGAAAATACAACTATTTCCGATTCATTTTGTTCAGCAAATAATATTGCCTTCCCCAATCTTCGTGCTTGTGCACGGGAAGTACAGGCAAATGCCTTTACCTGTTTCACTACCGTACCTATTTTTGATATTGCAGTTGCATCTTCAACAACTTCAAAATCAACCTCCTGACTATCCATATTGAAGTAGGAAACAGATATAACACTATGTCTAGTTTTTAAACTACTTCCAGAATATGAAAAACCATCTTCAGTAACATTTGATAAAGTAAATAGATAACTAGGATCGGTAGGTTTATCTTGAGTAATACTTATTGAACCAGCAGACCATATCGGCATACATCTCATAACACCTGCCAGTTCGTTTATTAAGTTAAATGCCTCTGCTGGACTTTGAATATTAACATTGCAACTAAATCTTGCTTCTTGTCCACCTAAACCATCATCAACAAGAGTATTAGCATATTTAGATGCAGTTACAAAAGAAAATAAATCTAATGAACTATCTGTAATATGATCTCCAAACCCATACCTTGAGGTCGTGAGCAAGTCCAATAACACCATTGCAGGGCATGAACACCAAACCGCAGCACCCATAACACCGTTAAATATATAGCCATCGGGATAAATTATTCTTCCTGTCTGTAAATCAACTGTTGGTGTACCCGATCCACTAGCACCAGCACCAGGTATTCTTATCTTTACTCCACGAATACGGAATTTTCTGGAAGGTGGTGCGTTAAATTGAACAGAATCTAGACGTAAAGAACTATATGCACTATTTGGATATGTATTAGCATCATCAATTATTTCACTAAAACTTGTCCATTGAAATTCATCTTGTAAAAAAGAATCAGTACTGTCTGCTGTTATCCTACTAACCCTTATATCTACAGGAAAATCACCAGTAAGATTTATTCCATAATCTCTTTGGTACGCATCAGCAGTTCTGCCTGAGATAGTGTCAGTAATTAAATCAGTAAAACCACCAGAATTATATTGAACAGAAATTTTATATTGTATTTCTGAACCTAATATGTCTCCTTTATCTGTTGCTTTTTGTAGTTGAGGAACAGTAATTAATACATTAATTCTATCTACATTTGTATTTGTTATCTGTCTTGTTACAGGGCTTGATGTTGTAACAGTTACACCTACAGTTGTTACAGAAGAACTACTTTCTATACCTTCAACTTTTGCTTGATCTGCCGTTCCAAATCTAGGGTTAAATACGACATCTTGAAAATTAAAATCAGTAGATGTTGCATTTGCAGAATCAGCAGAAGCTTCTAAAACAGGTGTTTCATTTAGGAAAACATCTTTCAATGCAGCATTATTATATGCAGTTGTTCCTTGTGTTCTACCTTCTTTAGAAGCGGTTGCAAAACCTTCTATCTCTCCTTCAGATATAACATCAAGAAAAGTAGCAAATTGTTTACTGTGTAAAGTATCAGGAGTTCTTGTTGGTGGTGGTGGTGTCCTTCTCCTGCGTCTGGCACCAACAATTTTCTTTGATATATCTGTCATGCTCTTACCTGTTGCGTGTCGAGAGAGGTACTGATAGTTACTGAGCCTGTCATAATTTCTCCATATACTATTGGAACAGGGGTACCTGCTCTTGCTGTATTTTGCGTTCCAGAAAAACTAAATGATAACCTTGGATCTTCCTCTGAACTAAATTCTGGCGTAGGTGGTAATGGAAATAATAAATCACTTACACCTGATAAAACCAAAGAAGCTCCGATACCTGCAATAGCTTTACCTAAAAAAGTACCAGTAATTCCTGTAATTGCACCTGCATTAGCTAAAGGTACTTGTGCAAAAGTCAAACTAATACCACCAGTAGCAAAAGCCAAACCAATTAATGCTGCACCAAACATTATTCTTCCAAATCCTCTCGCACCACTTATTACTGGTACAAAATGTATATCCTCTTTACCTATAGGATGATATATTTCTGATTCATCTATCGCATAATTTCCTATTTTTACCTGATAATATTTTGGGTTCATATAACTTTCAACTTGCGGAAAATTATTAACAAGAAAACTTACCGCCTTTGGAAGGCTATCTACCTGCACTTCAAACTCTTTGTGACCTACAAACTCTGCAAGTTCACCATATAATTTTATCTTACGCATCATAACGATACCTCCCTCCTGTACATTTTAATAACCAAGGATTGTATGGCTCTCTACAAGATAGTCTATCTGCTGAATGATGTAAAACATCCCCATCTAAAAAAATACCAACATGATTTAATCCTTTTCCTAAAATACTCATTGCCAATACATCGCCATTCATTAAAGGTTCATCTGGTTTTAATAATCTAAAACCTCTACTTGGTAAATATCTTTCAAATACTGGATCGTCTGTAAATTCTTCTATTCTTGTCGGTCTTTCATAATCCAATAATTCAATACTTCTTTCTTCTTTATACCAATCAACTATTAATGACCAACAATCTGTGACAGCCCAAACCCAAGGTCTACCAAGTAAAGGTGCTTTATATCCACATGGTTCATAATATCCCCAAGTTTCTGTTTTAGGATTAACAATATACCAAGGTAGTTTGGTTTGTTCACAACTCATTTTATCTGCCTGACTAGCAACAGGTGGGGTGTCAGGATGACTATGAATAATGGCTGTTATAGTTCCTAAGTTACTGCCTTTTATATAATCCTCTGGATCTAAAATAAAATATTCATCTGATTGTGCCGATAAATTACGGCAAGGATGATACCTTTCTTTCCCTCGAATATTTAATAATAAACCACAGCACTCACTTGGATCTTGGTTTTTAGCATGAATAAGAGCAGCTTCTTTCCAGTTCATCCGCTAAACGTGCCAATAGATGGGAAATCTGCTCTAGTGCATTGTCTTTTGGGCGCTCTTACACCAGCAAGATCAAATACTGAAGCTAATTCAAACTGTACAACATCCCTATTTTCTGCTGCTTTTCTATCAATTTTATATATTTCTTGCGGAAATTCTGCTGTGGCATCTGGTGTTCCATAAGGATTCACATTGCTTGGAAAATTGACAGCATCTAAAAATCTTGCAAGAGTTCTAATTCGAGTGACAGTTGCTCCCGTTAAATCATTACCAGCAGTTGTTGTATTTATATTTAATAAAATAGCTGTAATGGTTCCAAGGGCATTGCTGACAGTAAGTGTAGGTCTAGGTAGTTGACCTTTTCCATATTCAAAACCTTCTGCTTTTATTGGGAATCTTTGATAACTATTACCAGCCCAAACTATTTCACCATTATCTTTTAAAGATGAACCATTATGAAACCTATAAACAGTAGTAGCACCATGCAAACTGTTATCAAGTTGTAATGTAAAAAGTTCAATTATTGCTGACGGGTTTGTATCCTGAAGATTACTAACAATAGCAGCACTACTCATGGTTCAAACACCTCTCTAAATGTTGCCTGTATTGTGGCACGATTATTATAAGGAATAGATTTATTCCAACTCTCGCAAACATATTGACCAGCACCAGATAAAGTAATCGAAACATTACCACTATTGGTTGCACTTGCAGCAGCAACTACTGTAAAAACATTTGAATCTGTTACTGATGCAACAAGAAAAGTACCATCAGTTGCCGATCCAGAAGTGTAATCAATAGTTAGTTCATCTCCTACAGCTACACCATGACTTGAAATCGTGATTGTTACTGTAGTTCCTGATTGAGAGTAAGTTCCTGTTTTTGTAAACCCTTCTCCTGGTGGAGTGAAAGTAAAACTGGCACTATCATTTGCCCTGCTATCAAGGAAACCTTCTATCGTATCTGCTTCTGTTTCTGATACGTTAAAAGTAAAGTTAAATACTTTTGGATTTTGATGAGCAGCAAGTCCAAATAATATTCTGTGTTCATAACCATCAGCAAAACGAACTGTTCTGGTATTTGGTGCGGATCTTTTTTGCTGTCCGTATGCTGGTGTGATTGATGGAAAAGTAGCCATTATGCAAGTAAACCTCCAGGTCTTTTCTGTTTAATTAATTCTGATTCTATAGCTGCTGATAATGCAAGTCCTAATGCTTGACCCTCTTGTTCATCACCCTCAACAGAAGAACCAGAAGCATCTACGTTTACGACAATATTTGTTGAGCTACCCATTCCTCCTATTCTATTGTTTGGAATGATCGTGCCAGCAGTAGAGGGAACAAAAAGTTCTGGCCCTCGTTCTCCAACTATTGATGGCCTGCCAACAGGAGGTCTACCACCATTAGCAAAACCTGGTAGAGATTTAAAAATACCACCAAAAGTATTACCTAATAATGTATTTATACCAAGCCTTAACAGGTCACTTGCTATGCCTTGTAATATTGACCTTGCAGCATCACCTAAAGATTTTGTCTGCATTACTGCGTCATGTAAAGCATCAGAAATACCTGTTGCAATATTATCTCCAATCTTTACAAATGCCTCACTTAATTTATCTGCATCATTTTTATTTAATTTCAAGTTATCACTTATCTTTTTAGTTTTATTATTCGTAATTCCTAAGAGTAAATTTTTACGTTCTGTTAATTCATTTATCTTTTCTGTTATAGAGGTCTGTGTTTCTAAAATCTGAGTATTTTCTGATTCAGTTATAAAAAATGGTCTATTTAATACACCACCTTCATTAATTTTATTAGTTACTTTTCTAATTTGCTCAGAAGTGCCTTCTAATTGACTTATACGAAGATCAATAGCTTCTGTATCAAGACCAAGTGGTTGTATATTTTTTGTAAAGCTTTCTATTTTTTTTAGATCACTTTTTAATCCTCCTGGTGTTATTAATTGCAATCTAAAGCCACTAATCTGTCTTTGAAACTCACTTGAAAATAATCTATTTATAGATCCTAATAATTTATTTGCAGTTGTTAAAGCACTCATAAGTGCTGGTTCTAAAACTTCACCAATAGTTCTTGCAAGCGTTTCTACATTATCTTGAAAAGTTGATAACTGTCCGTTTAATGTTTCCGATTGTTTTGTTGCACCGCCAAAAAATACACCGCCTTCACTTGTAAGATTTATTAATGCTTGGTTAACTAAATCAGCACCAATCTTGCCTTTACGCATTGCAGATTCAAATGCGTCACCCTGCAAACCTGTTATACGTTTTAATTCACTTGTAATATCAACTCCTCTTTCTAAAAGTTGTAATTCTTCTTCTCTTTGTAATTTACCTTTAGCTAATATCTGACCAAATGCTGTTGATATTCCACTTAAATCTGCACCAGTAGCACCAGCAACATCTGATAATCTTTTTACAGTATCAACTAAATCTGCGGTTTCAAATCCAAAAGCTTTTAATCGTTTTGATTGTTCAATTAATTCACTACTTGTAAAAGGTGTTACATTTCCAAAGGCTTGTAGTTCTGCTATAACTTTGTTTGCTTTTTCTGCTGACCCAGTTAATTGTATTAATGCTGTTCTCTGAGTCTGTAGGTCTGCTGTTTTAACAAATATAAATCTTGCTGTACCAACAACTGCTAAAGCTGCAAGCAATGGTCTTAAAGCACTAACTAAACCTTTAACCCCTGTCGAGGCTATTTTAGCTGATCTTCCTGTATCTTTTAATGATCTATTTGATTTGTTTAAACGACCTTTTAATTTATCTGTGCTACTACTTAAAGCTTTCGTCTGTTCATTTACACGTTGCAGTGGTCTGATTGCGTTTTGTGCATCAACTATTAATTTGACTGTTGATTGTGCCACAAATACAAATAACCTTTATTATATATTACCTTGTTTTGGCTTTTTGACGATTCATTTCTTGTTTTTCCCTTTCATTTTTAACTTCATAATATCCAGCCCAATATATTAACTCTTCTTCTGTCATAGATTTTCTTAATTCAATTAATGTTTTACCAAGTTCTGTTGCGAGAAAAAACTCAAAGTTTAACCAGTTATCTCGCTTGATTCGTTTTTTGCTGTATCTAAATCAACTTGAATATCCATCATAAATAATTCAAGATCATTCAAAACTGTTTCTGGTAAAAATCTCTGTAAATTTTCCGCATCAGTTGAATGAAATGCTTTTGAGCCATCTTCATTCTCTGCAAGTTGACAGAGAAGTTTTGTAGATATTGTTAAGGCATCATCTGTTCCAGCAGCAACTTGAGCTTTTTTCCTGTCAAACCTTGTCAAAGGTGGAAAGTATATTTCTTTCAATAAATCACCATTTGGCTTTTTTAGCTCATATTTTCTTCTTGCAGTCATTACATCACTGAAAGCCTCAGTGATTAAATCAACGGTTCTTTTTGTTGCCATGTTTTAGTGGGGTTAGTTATTTAAAATTTACTATATATCTGAAGTGATTGCACCAGTTGTTATAAATGAAATGTTTATTTCTTGAATCTCACCAATTGTTGCTCCATATTCAGCACCTGTAACTATTCCAGAAAAACCAAATTTCTTAGCACTTGCTGAACTATCTGGAAACAATTCAAATAACGCATCACCAGCATCACCTGTTGTTAAAATATCCTCAACAAATGCTAGATAATCTGAGTTGCCAGCATTGTCATAGATGAGAGTTGCTGAACCTTCACCAGAAATTAAACCCCCAACGAAAGTCTTTGAGGTATCACCCTGAACTGTGGTTTCCTGGGTATCCTTAGTAATTGATAAAGACCAATTTCTAAGACCTGATATATCAGCTTCTGTTCCAGCAGCGTTATGGAACATAATTTTACCGACATCACCTTTTACAGCAGCCATAACAAAAAAAAGAA